AGCCGAGCCGAAGTCAATCGAGGAACTGCGCCGGGCCGGGCTCAACGTCCACCCCTGCGACAAGGGGCCGGACAGCGTGCGTGCCGGGATCGACTTCCTCAAGTCGAAGAAGATCACAATCGTCAAGGGGTCGGAGAACCTCATCCGCGAGCATCGCTCCTACTGCTGGCGAACGGACAAGAGCGGGGCGGACCTGCCCGAGCCGATGAAGGTTGACGATCACCTCATGGACGCCGCGCGCTACGGGATATTCACGCATTGCGGGAAATATTCTTCCATCGGCTTCGACTCCGGCGATTACGAAGAGGACAACTGACATGGGGATACTTGACCGCTACCTCCAGAAACGCGGGTTCGTGAAGGCTGAGGACATCGAGCAGAAGAGTGTCGGGTTCATGGAACTCGAAACAGCGAGCAACCCCACGAACCGCCCCGACCAGGATCGCATCGCCGACTACGGGACGTTCATCAACGCCTATCGGCGGCTCCCGTGGCTCTATGCCGGAGTGACGGCCCTGGCTATTGCCGCGACAAAGCCTGTCCTCCGCGCCTATCGGGAGGTCAAGACGGCGGACGGTGTCGATCAGGTCGAAGTGACCGGCGAAGACCTCAACGCGCTCCTCGAACTTCCCAACCCGAACATGAGCTACATCGAGCTCTTGCAGGTGACGATCATCAATCTCGCGCTTCTCGGGAACCAGTATTGGAATCTTGTCGGCACACGCGAGAAGACGCCCATCTCGAAAACGAATCCTCCTGTCGAAATCTGGTGGGTCAAGCCGGAGCAGATCCAGCCGAAGCCGAACCCGGACGGGACAGTGGGGGCCTACACCTACACGAGCCCTATCGGGAAAGAGAAGGACATCGACGCCTCGGAGATCATCCACTTCAAGCTCGTGAACCCGGGGAGCTATCATCTCGGGCTCGGGATGATGGAGCCGTTGATGACGACGAACACGCTTGAATTCAACGCCATGAACTTCGAGCGGTACTTCATGGAGAATAACGGCACGCCGCCCTTTGTCTTCGAGCATCCGGGCTCCCCCACCGATGAGCAGAGGAAGACGTTCTATCGGGACTGGGACGAGCGGCACAAGGGGCCGAAGAAGGTCAACCGCCCGGGCATGATTTGGGGCGGCATGAAGACGAACGTCATCGGCGCGACGATGAAGGACGCGCAGTACCCCGAGCTTCGCAAGATGAACCGGGAGGAGACGTTGGCCGCGATTGGCACGCCGCCCTCCGTCGTGGGGCTCCTCGAATATGCGAACTACTCGAACATGGAGGTTCAGCAAAAGAAGTTCTGGGAGGACACCGTCATCCCCATCCTGGGGCTTATCGCGGACAAACTGACCCTGCGCCTAGCCCCGCTTTTCGACGAGCGCATTTGGTTTGAGTTCGACTACTCGAATATCAAGGTGCTCCAGGAGGACGAGGAGCGGAAGAGCCGGATCGCGGCAACGCTCATTCAGAACGGGCTCAAGACGCCGAATCAGCTCCGCTCCTCGATGTATAACGACGATCCCTACGAAGGCGGCGATCAGTACTACATGGGCATGAGCTTGCTTCCGGTGGGCTTCGATAAAAAAGCCGGGGCGGCGAAGCGGATCAAGGCGGCAACCAAGGTCAAGGCCGAAGGGGAGGACGACAAACCCAAGGATTCCTTCTGGACTTCCCCTGAGCGGAAGAAGGTCTTGTGGTTGGCCTTCGACAAGCGCGTCTCCTCGCAAGAGCGGGCGATCCTCCCGGAGATCGAGAAATACCTTCACGGACAGGCTGACGAGGTCTATGCGCGGGCCGCAAGCGCGGAGTCGGTTGCCGACATCAAGCCCGCGAACCTTTTCGACATCGAGGCTGAGGTTCATGTTTACGCCGACAAGTTCGAGCCCCGATATCGGCAGGCGTTCGAGCGGGCCGGAAACGCAGGCTTCCAGGCCACGAAGGGAATGATCTGGATTCCGCCCGAGGAAAGAAAGCTCAAGGACGTTGATGAGTTCCGGGTGACGCCGGAGCATTTGGCTAAGCTCCGGGCGCAGATCGAACTGGCTGCTAATTACTTCAACGAGACGACGTGGAAGACGATCCGGGTGGAGCTCGAGCGGGCGGGGCTTGAGAACCCCACGGTCCAGGAGGTCGCCAACGCGCTCAAGGACAAACTCGACGACCGAGCCGCATACGAGGCGCGGCGGATCGCCCGCACGGAGATGGCATCAACCGAGAACTGGGGCGGGCTTGAAGGCTATAAACAGAATGAATACGTCACGATGAAGGGCTGGCTGGCCCAGCCGACGGAAGACAGCCGCGACGGACACCTTGCCGCCGATGGCCAAGAGGTCCTGCTCAATGAGGATTTCATGGTCACGGGACCGGACGGCAATCGTGAGGCCCTGGCCTATCCCGGCGATCCGAAGGCATCGGCCGGGAACCGAATCAACTGCAACTGCACGGAATATCCCGTGGTCCAGTGAGAGAGGTCTGACATGAATAAGCGAACCGTCATCCCGAACGCGAAGCGATTCCGGCAACTCTCGATGGATGACCTCGAGATCAAGTCCATCGACGAGGAGAAGCGCATCCTCTGGCATCCCATCACGCGGGAGGTCGAGGACCGCATGGGCGACATCGTCCGCATCGATGGCGGCGACATGAGCGAGTTTGAAAAGAAACCCGGCGTCCTCTACGGCCACGACTACCACTCCATGAATCCCATCCCGGTCATCGCAGAGAATATCGGATTCGAGAAGGACGGGGACCGTCTCTACGCGGGAACAAGGTTCCTGGCTATCGAGACCCCGGGCATGAGCCAGGGACTCAGGGACCTCATCAACGACAACTGGCTCCTTCACGCGAAAAAGCTCCTCGGCTGGTCAATCGGATTCATCCCGACCAAGTGGGATGCCATGATGGAAAACGGATCGTTCATGGGCTACGACTTCCAGGAATGGAAGCTCCTCGAATACTCATCCGTCATCATCCCGGCCCACCAGGATGCAGTGAACGACGCGTTCAAGGGCGGGACGATCAGCGGGGCCGTGGTCAAGTATTTCGACCAAGCGCTTGACCTATCGTTTGAAAACGCTCGGCCCGTCGATCTCGCGCAGGCCCGCGCTATCGTCGAGGCTGGGGCATCGGACCTTCCCCCGGTCCTGCCCGTCATCCCAGACGAACCCGAAAAACGGGAGACGGCTCCCGTGGACATACATCCCAAGGAACCGGCCATCGCGCCGGAGGCAAAAGACAAAGAGCAACAGGCCACAGGAGGTAACATGCTCGAAAAGATTCTCGAAAAGCTGGGCAAGGGCGAAGAGCTCACCCAGGAGGAGAAGGATCTCCTCGCCAAGTTCCGGCTGGCTATCTCGCCGGAAAAGCCCGCCGACAAACCCGTCCGCAAGCTCGACCTTACCGACGGCTTGCCCGGGAGTCAGGTCAGGGCCATCACCGAAATCGTCAACACGCCGCCCAAGCGGCTGACCGAGGTGGAGCGCGAACTCCAGCTCTTCAACGACGAGGCCTACATCGCCGCGACGATCCTCGGCAAGAACCCCCGAGAACTCAAGATGTGGGACGGCTATTTCGGCCGCTCCTCGGCTCTCAAGAAGGCGATGGACACGGCCACGGCCAACGAAGGTGCCGAGTGGGTGCCGACGCTCCTCAGTGCGGACTTCCTCGAACGGATGCGCCTCGAGGCTAAGGTCGCCTCGCTTTTCCAGGACATCCCTATGCCGTCCAGCCCCTTCAAGAAGCCCTACTCAGCCGGTCTCTCGGCGAGCGACTTCTACTTCGTCGGCGAGTCCACGAGCGACAGCCCCACGGCAAGCCCCCCGTCCACCCTGGCGACCGGCGACCAGACCCTCACCGCGAAGAAGCTCAAGGCCCGCGTCCTCTTCTCGGACGAACTCAACGAGGAATCCATCGTCCCCGTCATTCCTCACCTCAGAGGCGAACTCATCAGGGCTGGAGCCGAAGTCGTCGAGGACCTCATCCTCAACGGCGACACCACGACCACCCATCAGGATGCTGATGTCGTGGATAGCAAGGATCGCCGGAAGGCTTGGAGTGGCCTTCGGAAGCTCTGCCAGAGCGGCAACAAGGCCGACCACAGCACCTTCTCCACGGCCAACTTCCTCGTCCTGCTTGCTACGATGGGTAAATACGGGATCAATCCTTCCGACCTGGCCATCATCGTCGGCCCCACGGGCTATCACAAGTTCAGGGCCCTGGCCGAAGTCCTGACGGTCGACAAGTACGGCGCCCAGGCCACGATCCTCAACGGTGAAATCGGCAAGCTCGTGGGCTCGCCCATCATCGCATCCGATTACATTCGGCAGGACCTGGATGCGACGGGCGTCCGGGCTGCGGCCGCCTCGACCTACACGGTCTACGTCATCGTCAACAAGCGCGGGTTCATGCTCGGC